CTCTTTCCAATATTTTTTATCATGATCAATTGCTTTGTTAGTTAGGATTTCAATAACCGTACATAGCCCCTCTAATTTTGTACAGGCGACATCTAATGCTTTTTCCAACCTTTCAATCTCTTGCTTATCTTCTAAAAGATAGCCACAAGTAGTATCAATATCTTCATGCACTCTTTGATTTTTTCTAGTTTCAGTAGGCTCAAATCCTATAGCATGACACATCTTATCGATTTTCAATAAAGCATCATCCATTACAACCACCCTTTTTCTTCCATTTTCTTTTTAACTGCTGCAATAAATTTATCAAAATCAAAGCCTTCATCTGGATAAAAACATATTTCAATTTCATTTCTTGGTTTTTGTCTATCATCTCTAAAAGATCGTGATTTATTAAACGAAACATATGTATTTAATAAGTCATTTTCTTCATCATCATACATCATTTCTTCGGAATTAAACTTTAATTCTTGTAATCCAATTTCTTCAAACATTTCTTGTGCTGTCATAATCAATACCCGTTTTTAAGCCTTTCATAATTGATCTTGTTTTTATTAAGATATTCTTGATAGACATCATCAAATGAGAATTGTAAACACTTAGTTAATTGCAATAAAACTGTCAATTTATCATAACTATATGAAATATCACCAATCAAATAATCAAGTCTTTCTTTTTCTAATTCATCAAAGTGATTAATTGAAAATTCATATTTATTTAAAATGCTATCAATTATTTCATCTGTGCTTGAATATCTACGCGCTATTTCACTTGTCATAACAAAATGGTAAACATCTACAAGTTCTTCTAGAACTCTTTTACGATTAACTGGAGCTTGTGACTTTTTCCACCAGCACCAATCCCCTTTAAGTTCATGTGTTAGTTCACCTAATTCATCAATAATAGCTAATTCAAGTTTTTCTTCGGTCATTTCTTCTTCACCGAATTCATCTAAAATGCTTTTATTCAATGTTCTTTGCATTTGAAACATTTCTTTTAATTGTTCCTTGATTTTCATAATTTCTTAACCTTTCTTAACGTATTAATCTGTATAAACACAAATAGTGCTTCCCTCTACTCGGTAGCCATAGCATAAATTACCATCATCACAAAGAAGAGCAATTTCCCTATCAGTTAGATTAGGAGCATTTTTAAGGACCGTATACCTAGCGTGAGCATATCCTACAGCGTATGACACAACAACGTCATAGTCATCCATATTGATTTCACTAGCTCTCCCAATCTTGAATTTGTATTTTTCCATTAATTCCTTGTATGTTTCATAATTTGATTTTTCATTTCCCATTTTTATAGTTCCTCCTCAACAATAACTTTCATGTCATTCTTGTAATAACATTCCTTGCAAACTGCATATCCAAAGCCTGTTTTATCTTGAATAATTCTTGATGTGTAAGAAGCTCCATATGTGATTTCTTTTCCACACTCGCAACAAGCAATTTTCTTGTTCATATCATCCTCATAATATGTAGCTCCTTCAGGCAATGCATAATCTTCATATTGGCCAGTTTCCAAGTCGTACTTTCTAGCAAAAGCATGATCCATTGCAGTTTTTAATAAATCAAAAAACTTAATAGCATCTTCATGCGTCATATTCTTGTAGTTTGCATCAATGATAACAACACCATGTTCCTTACATAATTTTGACCATTCTTTACCTGTCATAGTTTGCTTCCTCTCTTCTTTTCTTAACGATCATTGAAAGTCTTTTATTCCTTTCATGGATTCTTTGATTTTGCATTCTCAAACGAGAATTCTCATTTTCCAGATATTTAATTTTCTCCTAGAGGGGCAAATATGTTTCTTCACCCCATTCCAAAAGTAACTTTCTTAATTTGTTACACTTTGACATCTCTTAATTTCTTATTTAACTTTCTTAAAAGTTTGTAAGGAAATGGATTTGCTTCAAGATATTCAAAATAGCTGACTGTTGTTGAAAATCCTCTTATTCCATCAAAATCCCCATGTGAGTAAGGTGTAGCAATGATTTTATTTAGAGCACCTTCAATATCATCATCAATAATTCTTCTATCTGCACTACCCATACACATTGCATTTCCTGTCAGCATATTTGGCATTGCATATTCGTATAGCTCAGTTTCAGGACCTTTGAATTTTATATAGCAATAGCATTGAATGCCTTTCACGTTTTTGTTATCGTGTCGAACGATATAAATAGCATTAGGAAAATTGATTTTATACGAGCGATTATTATAAGTAACATATTGAGTATGCTCAGGCTGTTTGATGACTACGTAATCAGTACCAGCACCTATCGTGTTTTCAGAAAACAATTTTATGTTTGCTTTCTCATGCTGATCTTTGATAAAAAATTCATTAAAAAGTCTCACCAGTTCTTCTTTAGAGAGCATCTTAAATGTAATTCTTTTATCTTGTTTAATACATAATTCAGCATCGGTTTTTTTGTTATTTAAACGAATGATTACTTCTCTCATTACATGATCACCTCGTTTTTTGTTTTTAATGTGTTTGAAAGAGCTGAAATCAAAGCGTTTGAGGTAAAATTATACTCACAATCATCTACTTTTCTTTCAATCTCCAATTGTAGAAGTTCCGTATTATATCTTTGCTTTTTTGAAATATTGGCCATGATTTCTAGAGCTTCGTTTGCTACTCCGAAATTCAAATCAGGATATTCCCATCCTTCACTTTCAATATCTCTTACGTTTCCTTTAACGAATTGACCATTTTCAAATCGATATCCAAAACCGTATAGCGTTGCTCTTATTTGATAGCTTTTTTTATAAAGTTTTCTGAATTTTCTAGCTTTTGATTTGTTTTTGAACTTGATATATAAGAACTGCATTTCGATGGTGCCTAGATTGTAATAATCAATTTTGGGTTCGGATAATATTTCATCTGAATACTCACACCAGGCTTTGGCTTCTGTATATAGTTCTTCGAATATACTTTTCAACTGTGGAATAACAAAATCCACTTTCACAAAGGTTTCATTTTGTTCGTCATATAATCCTTCAATTATCGTATTGAAACCATCAAGTACAAATTCATCTTTATCGAAAAACGGACTTAATATAACTTGCTCAAGCTCATAGCTGATAACATCCGGAAAAACGTGTTCATCCAATAAATCGACTTCTTGGAAGTTTTGTATCAAATCATTAGACTCATCCTCTTCAAAGGCAATCGTTAAATCATCAATAGCTTTTGGTGATATGTAGCTTAAAGCATTAATAAAAAATTTTTCATAACTGTTAGGTTCCAATTTGTCAGGAACATGATCAGTCGTAAAAAACTGTCTCAAATCTGTTGACAAGTTGAACACCTTCTTTCAACTGATACATGATTAAAGCGTTGCAATGTTCTAGGATTGATACTGCCATTTTTGCATTGGTTACTAGAAACTGAACATTTCCTTTAGCAGCCTGTTCTTGACAAGAAATATCAAGTGGATGCTTATCCAAATCAAACTTGTAACATTGACTTCTCAAATCACTTTGTTGAACACCATCTTTTTTTGTTGTGATGTAAATATTTCCTTCATATTCACTGTTTGCTGAATCTATATAAATGACATCATCAAGCTTTTTAAATACTTTTTCTAAAATTATTCTTGTAGCATCATTATCAACACATCCAATGATTACAGGAACATATCCCTTATCATCTTGGATAAGAGCAAATAAACTTTCATAAGTGCAATATTTATCATCAAACTCACATTCAATTGGATAGAGAGAATTTATTTTTCTCGATAATGCTAATGCTTTGTTATCTCCTACATCTTGTGATTGATAGCCCTGACGTTCAATGTTTTTAGATTCGACCGTGTCACCATCTATGAGCATCATCTTATGAAACGTTCCTAAAAGAAGTTTTGGGAGGTCTCTTGCTAGAAGAGAACCAGTCCCACCAACTCCAATTACATAGAATTTATATCTTGTGGCCATGTTAACCACCTAGCCTTTTCTATGTTGTTTTCCAGTTACAACAAGAACGTTGTCATCTTCGATATAACTGTATTCCATTGTTCCTGCAAACTCATAATGACGATGTTGTAACATGATTTTTGTAATTTCATCTTCAGTGTATTCTTGACCATCAACAAATCCGTAAGAAGAAACATCAATCAATCTTCCCTCCGAATAAACTCCAAATGGATATTTATGTTTAACTGCTGTATCAGTTTTTTTCTTAGTTGCTTTTTTACCTGCAGGTTTTTCCTCTTTTTTAGGTTCTTCTACAACTTCAGTTGCTTGAACTGTTGCTTGTTTTTGTTCTTCAGTCGCTTGTTTTTTAGCTTCTACAACTGGAGCAGGTTGTTGATCAGCAACTTGTTCAACTTCTTTTTTTACTTTTTTGACCTTTTCAGGTTCTTTTTCTTCTTCATCTACTAATGACCATAAATCCATAATTTTAAATCCTCCTGTTATTTTGATTTTTATTTGATTATTTAATTTGGTTTTCTTTCTCCAATTTCTTCAATACACACTTTTAAACATTCATTTTCAGCATATTCTCTCATGATAACCAATTGACATACTTGAATGTCATCATAGTAAGCAACATCGTTGAGAGCATCCAAAACTACTTTGATGATGTTGTCGATATCAGGTTTTACTGTGCAAAAAAACGTTTTATCCAAAAGACAATTCTTTAATTTTTTAGTGGTTGATTTTGGAACTTCTCTGTATGCGAATATCTTTACTCTTAGAGCCTTGTTACTTTTGTAACTTGTAGCTTTTCGATAATACATTGCTATTTTTTGTTCATAATCTCTTGTTTTCTTAGGTGTATAAGCTCTTACAAATCTTCCTTGTGTTGTAAATCTTGGTCTACCTTTTCCAACAATTGCTCCTGGTACAGTAAACCAAAACTTCTTATAGTCCGCTTGTATTCCAAGGTTAAGCTCGCATTGGGTCGAATTCATCCTCAACACCTCTTGTTTCTTCAATGATTGTTTCATCCAGCAATGAATCAAGCTCCTGTTCTTCCTGATAAGTTTCTTCAGGTTCATCTACATCCATATTTTCAAACGAATCATATTCTGCAGGTTGTTGAACAAACTCCATTTCCTGTTGATCATACGCATTGTGTTTAGGATCATCTTTGATATTGAAGTAAATTGTCATAGCAATTGTTGTTTGACCACCGTTAAGTTCAATTTGGTCATAAGCTGCCAAGTAGCATTGGTTCCAATCACCAGCCAGGGTAGTAAATTCACTATCACGTTCTTCATCCAGCAAGTAGATATCAGGAGATCCTATCCTGTCTAAAATCTTGTTATCGTCTTCCGAAATCCAACGATTTGTTACTTCAACGATTTTTGGTATTTTGTATGGATCACCTTTTTCAACGGAAAATACTTTTCTTGAAAGATACCCTGCATGTTTGAAGAAATTTCTAACTGCAATCAGATAGGACTCCTGACAGTTGAAATGTTCAGCTTTAGAAAGCATCATATCTCCGTTTGGTAATTCCGACAGTTCATAAGGGATTTTTCCAAATTCTCTTAATTCATCGTCTAAGAGAAGATTGCTTTGAAAGTCATAAACTGCTGCATAGTTGTTACATACTAAATAAAGTTTTTCATCATCACCATAAAACACTGGTGGATATGCACTGTTTTTCTTAATAATTTCCTTTGCAATTGAAAGAAATCTATGAAAAAACGGTTCTTCGTTCTTTTTTATTAGCATTTTGGTTTCTCCTTTTTGTTTAATTCCTTGTTTTTATAGCAAAATCTTCATCCTAACGAATGTTTTAAGATAATTGGTAAAGTTAATCATCTTTATAGCAAACACTCGCTAGAGACGAAAATTTTAATTTTTTTATTTTCAGTTAGAACTGAATATCATCTTCCATGATGTTGTAAGATGGTTGTTCGTTCATAAAATTATCTTGTTGTTGGTTTTGAACAGGTTGTTGATAACTGTTTGCTGGTGCCTGTGCTTGTTGATGATATTGTTGTTCTTCATATTTGTCTCTAGGTTTTGTTTCTAGAAACTGAACTGAATCACAAACAACTTCAGTAACATAAACACGTTGACCTTGTGCATTGTCATAAGTTCTTGAACGAAGTCTTCCTTCAACTCCAACCAATGAGCCTTTTGAACAATACTTTTCAACGTTCTCAGCAACCTTGTTCCAGGTAACACACGAAATGTAATCCGCTTGCTGTTCTTCATCATTTCTCTTTGGACGGTTCATTGCTAAAGTAAAACCTGTAACTGCTGAACCGTTTTGAGTTCTTCTAAGTTCTGGATCACGTGTCATCCTACCAACTAAAACCACTCTGTTTATCATATCTTCTGTTTCCTTTGTTTTGATTTTGAAGTTTTTGTTCTAATCTTGCTTTCGCTTCTCCCCTGTATGTAGAACCGAAGAATTGCGTTTTCTAACATGTTCTTCATGTAAGATCTTGATTGATTCTTTATCGTAATTGCATTCCTGAAACTTTTGAGAATACTCTTTAGCTTCTTTGGAGTTTAAGAATCGAAAAGGAAAATTCCCAAAAGATTCATCCTCATAACATACAATTACTGTATGTGGAGGTATTTTCTCAATCGTATAATCAGGAACTTCAATGTTAGAAATAATTTCAGGAATATTGGCTGGATAACTTGATTGGGATGTTCTTTTAATAATCGCATTCTTTACTTGTTCAAATGAATATTCCTTTAGCATTTCATACCACGTAGCAAACAAAGTTTTATCTTCGATGTTAATCATTGCTCCTACATACATACTTTTGTAAAATTTCAAAATTTCTCTTAATTCCTTTTTTTCCAAAATTTCTAAATTCCTTTCTGTGAGTGTGAGTTACTACTATATATAGCAATCTGCAAAGTCGTATGCGAAGGGTTGTTATCATTGCGTGTACTCTCACCACTCGTTCTTTACGTTCTTATACGTTCTTTACGTTCTTATATAATAAAGATAGGATGTAGTTCTCGACTACTTTGAAAGTATTCCTCGACTACATTCAATGTATTTTAGAACTACTTTGAAAGTATTCCTCGACTACATTGAACTGTCCTGATATTTCTTGTAATTGAGTATCTTTATCTCGGTTTTACCAATACCGCCCCGATACGTTTTATAGTCAATTACCTTATTTTCTTTTAGGAATTTCATAAATTTATCAAGTGCTGACCTTGATAGTCCTAAATCATTAGCTATATCTTTCTTAGTAGTTATCAACGTACCAACCTCGCCATATCTACTATCGAAAGTGGCATTGAAGAGGCAGTACGTATATAACTGCCATGCATAAGGATTTTTGAATACTTCATCCTCCTGTGCTTTTCTATACATTTTTACATAGCCTTTTGTGTCTACCTCTTTTGCCATCTAAATGACTCCTTTACTACATTGACATTGGGTCGAAACTGTCTACTGGAACTGGTTCGGCTTGTTTTTCTTCGCTGATTACATCTTGCATTGTTGGAGCTGTGTTTGCTTCAATTGCTTGATGTGTTTCTTTTTCAGTAGCAACTCCATCAATAACATTTTCATCTTCAAAATGAGGATTTAAATTTTCATCAATTACTGCATTATCTGAAGTGATAGCTTTTTCAATTGCTTCAGTTGATAATAAAGCATGTTTTGATAATAATTGACGAAGCATTGTTTTCTTAGCCATTTCATCAAAGTTCTTATACCAAAAGCTTGAATATTGCCATTCAGTTTTAGGATCATATTTTCCAGCTTCATAATCAGCAAATGAAACTTTAGGATATTTTCCTGTTGTTGCTTCTTTAGAAAATGCTTGTGAATATTTATCAGCGTGATTAAGCATCTTTTCTTTAGACCAATATAAACGTTTGATATATCCGTTTTTCATTTCAAAGTAAGCCATATATCCAACTACTGGTAGATTTTCTCTTACATCATCATCTTGAACAAATTCAAACTCCGGCTTACCTGTTAACTTATTACGTCCTTTGTATTCTCCTTCTCTAATTTCCGTAGCATCAATATCAACATATTCATTTGATCTGATTGCTAATTGAAGATACCCTTTATAACCAATTTGAAATTGTGCTTCTGTACAATTTCTTTTTTTATTTTTATAAGGAACCATATAGAAATATCCAAGTTGAGGACTAGGTTTAAGATGTAAACTTTGCCCAAGCAATGCTGCACTGATAATTGTTTGTGGATCACATTCAGCTAATGCTGGATTTGTATTAACTGCACTTGTAATTGATGTGATAAATTCTTGTGAATCAGTTGCGCCAACCATTTGATGGATTTTAGTTCTCATGATGCTTGAATTGATTAAATTGTTGAATTTTTTGATACCAGTTGCTACTGGAGTTTTAGTTGCTTGTTGTACCATGCTTTGTACTGCCATATTAATTAATCTCCTTTACGCTATATTTATTGATTGATCCTGTTTGAGGATCACTTAATTCTTTTTCAGTTAGTTTCACTTCTCCAAAACTGAATGTTGGATTGATTTTTTTAATTACATCCATATATCTATTCAACATTTGAAGCGCTGCTAAATCACCTTCAAATTCAAATGTTCTTTTCCATTTTTGACCTTGATATTTTTCAGGTGTTTGCTTGATTTCAGTAACGACATATTTATCGTTTACATTTGCAATTGTTTCATCTCCACGTTTAATAGGTGTGTATTTAGGCTGAGTTGCTTCATCAGCTGAATGAATAGCTTGTTTTCTTGCTTGTTCCAATTCTTTTTGATGTTGAAACTCTACTTCTTTTTGTTTCTTCTCAAATTCTTCCCTTTGATGTTGAAGCTCTACTTCTTTTTGTTTTGCTACTGCTTGTGATTGCTTTTTGATATTGTCTACTTCATCAGTAATCATTTCAGTTACTTTAGGAAGACCCTCTGTTTTTAAAAGTGATTGATATTTCTCTCTTGAAATGAGTTTTTCATCAACATTTGCAATATGACATGCATTTGTAATTGTTTTTTCAACCATTTCTAAATTCAATTTGTAGTTCTTTTCTTTTTCTATTAAAGAATTGAACTGTGCTTCAACTTGTTCTTTGAATTTCTTTTTAGATGTTGAAGTATTTAGCCATTTTTCATCAAAAACAAATTGATCAGCATATTCTTGAGAAAGCATCCCTTTTGAAATCAATGCCTTTTTTAATTGGTCGATCGCTGTTTGATACTCTTTTCTTAGAGTGTCTTTTTGTTTCTTCACATAAACATCTACATTTTCAGCTACTGTATCTGCAGTTTCATTTAGTGCATTAACGACTGAACCTACTTTTTTCTTAAACTCTTCTAAAGGCTCTTTGTATGCCTTTTCTAATGCTTTTCTTTCAGCATCTAAATTCTTTGCATAAGAACGATACAAAGGAACCATTCCTTCTCCTTTTTTAACAAAGTCCTTATAGTTGCTTTCATCAACAACCACACCTGCTTTTGCTTTGATTGCTGGAATCAATTTGACAATATCATCAATATTTGAAACGATTGCTTCATTTGCAGGACGTTTTTGAACTTCCAATGAAAGATGCTTTTCATCAATGTTTACTTGTCCATCAATGATTTCAGCTTTTGCTTCAATAACTTTTTCTTCATCCGCTGGTCTAAAGAATTCAATTGTATTGACAATTTTGTATCTTGGATCAATTGCTTGTGTTGCTGTTTGCCAATAAACAATCTTATCTTGTATTAAGATTGTAATTGGTTGGTTTCCTGGATAAGGTAATTTGATAACTGGTTCTCCGTTTGAAAGAAAGCAGTTATTGATTGATAAGAAGTTGATAACCTTATCAAATTCTTCTTTGGTTGAAATACTGACTGCTACAAATTCATTGAGCAATCCTTGTTGTAATTCGTTCATTTCTTTTCCTCCTGATAATCTTTAAATTGTTTTTAATTCTTTATTTCTATTTTCCAAAAACGGTGGTGGTGTTTGTGTTTCAATTAAGTTCCAGTACCACAACTCCGTTTTAAATAGGTATTTTGCATCTAGCATCAAATCATCATAGTGTAGATAAACAACTCTTGTTTCTTGTTTTCCTGCACCATTATTAGCCCAAGGAATATCAAGAATTGCATATAAGACAAAATGTCTAAGACCTGTTGTAATCATGTAATGCAGGACTTGAAAGTAATAGCATATTGGGATGTGATCGTTTGCCCATTCTCTTAACATTGCACTATTTTGAATAGTGGTTGATTTGATTTCCAATCCCCATTTTTCTTTGGTTTCCTTTTCAAGCATTGCTCCATCAAGATTTGCTCTTAAGAATGGATATTTCTTGTTCGATAAACTGATATCCTTTGTATCAATCAGTTCAAACTTGTTTTTATAAAGGATACCGAACAGTTCAATGAGAACTGGTTCTAATGCATTACCCTTTTCAATTGCTTCACTTGTTTGAAATACGGGCTTTTTAGCACCAGTCTTTTCTTCCCACAATTCATAGGGAGTTTTGTAATTACTTACGTTCATCACAATTCCTGCATCAGAACCACCAATTCCTTTACCTCTTAGACTATGCCAATGCTTTTCATCTTTGATGTAATCTATGTTGCAGTTAGGAAAGAACTTCTCATAGTTCATAGTTTCCATCTTCTAGATCCTTTTGATATTTAGAAAGTTCTTGTTCCATTGAATTGAGTTCCATGTGTTCTTCATTGGTTAGCAAATCCTTGCAACTTAGGCAAATAATATTCGTTTCCAAATTAGCAGCTTTCTCTTCTAATTCTTTCTTCTTCATCTTCTTTCGCTCCTTCAATAGATTTTCTGATTTCTTCACCTAAATCATCAACACAACATTTGAACATTTTGAAAGCAGGTGTGAAGATTTCTTCAACACGTTCCATATCAATGCCAAAAGGCATTACTTGAAGGAATAGTTCCCCAAGCTCATGACTGCTGGAATTAGCTTTAGCAAATAGTTCACCATCATTTTTTTCAAGACCAACTTCAAATTTTAATAAAGGAATAGTTGGAAGATTTTCTTTGTTACCTTCTTCACTTTCATTTCCTTTAATTTCGACAACTTTTACATCTGCACCTGCAGCTTTTGCCATTTCTACAATGGCTTCTAATGCTTTTTTATCCATGGTTATTTCTCCTTTTTTATATAGATTTCTACTTGATATTTCTGTTGTTTAGGACTCTCAACAAAGATGTCTATCTTATTGCCTTTTATGGCACCTCCACAATCTTCGGCGATATATTCATTACCGTTAATTAGGACTATGGAACCATAAGGGATAACTGAAGGATCTACCGCAATAGTTTTACCTTCTTCAGCAATAACACCTGTTGATGTCAACTTTCCGTAGCGGTCTTCTCCGGGCCAATAATAAGTGATAACGAACTGGCCAAGAGCTCTTCATTTTTGAAGTTCTTCCACCTGCTTTATCAAATACTCATTATCTTTTTGAGCACTTGTATAAAGCTCCTGATACTTCTCTTTTTGAGATACCGATTCATTGTAATAATCCTTTAACAACGCCATCTGTTCCTGTTGCTCTTTGATAGTTTCATTACATTGATCCAATTTACTTTCGTAATAGCAGACAGGCCCAGCAAAGCATCCAAAGAGCAATATTCCAATTAGGAAATATGCTTTTTTAGTTAGCTTCATATTGCATTTTCTCCTTTATTTTTTTATAATTTATTTGGTTATTTTGGTTTTTTGATTAAATCAGTGCTTTGATAAGTGCTGATTTTTTCATTTGATGAATGCATCGATAAGGCTTGTAACTCCAATCGCACATAGCTTTGCAAGTATTAGTGCAAGACCTATTACTGTTGCAAGACCTCTTCCTGATAATCTTTCCATAGCAATTGCTCCTTTTCTAAAGAACTAAATTACGTACTTCACTTGACAGTTCTTCAAATTCAATGCTTGAAATCAAATCCAACGCACAAGCAACTTCAATAATTGCTTTCACTCTAATGTATTGATCAGAAACATGTGAACATTCAATATCGAATTCACACATTTTTGAATTAGCTTCATTTGGTGAACAATTTTTAAATTCTTCTGTAGCTTTTTCTTTACGTTTAACAAGTTTTTTTAAATACTCTTTTTCATTTTTGATTTTGAATTTGATAATATCTGTTTGATTTTCTCTATTCATAATATTTTTCCTTTCCATTACCAGCCATCAAAGGACCAACCTCTTGTGTTTAAAATGAAATATTTCACAATCAATGCTCTATGACTTTAAGTACCAACCGTTAAAACTAAAGATTTTTTTATTTATAAAAGGAGTTGAGATTGGCCCTTTGATGACTAGTAATTTATTTAATTGTTTTAAGCTAAGCTATCGACATATTCTTTAGCTCTTTTTGCCTTGTGATAATTGCTTACGTCAAGACCTGCATACTTTCTTTGAAATTCCAAGATTTCTTGTTGACTGAATTTTCTACCACGCCCTAATCTGATAGGATGAAATATTTCAAGGTCTATAAAGTTAAGCAACTGATCTCTTGAAATTCCTAGATCTTCACGTAGTTCTTTTTCAGTGAGCATCTTTGTTGGTCTGACTCCCATGTGTATCACTCCTTTCAAAAAATTTCTTGATGATTTAAGCTATTTTTTTAGCAATTTTCTCTACTTTTGGAATTATCCAAAGCAAGAATCTTACGATAAAGCTTTTATGAAGATTGTTATTTTTATAAAGCCTCTCTATAGCATCAACAATTTCTGTTGGATCTATATTGCTATGTTCTTTGTTTACGTCATCTTCCATTTTTCTTTGCTCCTTTCTTAAACTCCAAATTCTTGTATTTAACAAAGTGTCTTTTTAGGAAACTTTATTAAATATCAGTTAAAATATGTTTGTGCTTTAAGACAGAACGTACAACGGTTTTAATTTAAATTGGACACTTTGTCCATTTTTGAAGTAAAAAAAATTTGATCTATAGTTAATGATTTATCAAATTTTCTCAATTCATCTCTAATCAACAACATTTCTTGAGGAGAAAAATTAATACGACCTTTCTCTTTTAAACAGTACGTTTTTCTATCTTTTCCTATAAGATTTGCGAAATCTTGCTGTGTATAACCGTAGTACCTTCTATAATTGACAACTGCAATAGTAATCACCTCCAACATTGGACATATCGTCCAACTACAATTTCATTATATCTACAGTTTGTCCATTTGTCAATTATTTTTGCCCAATTTGTCCAAATATATTAACCAATTTGTCCAAATATATTATACTTTAATTATAGATTAGACAATTTGTCTATATAGGAGGCAATAAAATGACAAACAAAATAAGCTTTGCAATTAGATTAAAAAAATTGCGAGAGCAAAAAAAATTAAATCAGACTGAACTTGCTAATTTGTTAGAAGTATCAAATGGATCAATAAGTAAGTGGGAACGTGGCGATAGACAACCTGATTATGAAACTTTAGAAAGGATTGCAGATATATTTAATGTAACTATTGATTATTTATTAGGTAGAAGTGATGCCAAATATAAATCAGATGATTCTCAAATGTCTTTCTCTACCCCACAAGAAGCCTTAAGCTTCATTTTAAAACAAGAAATGGTAGCCGATTTTGGTGGGTATGATTTAGAAAATATGTCTGATGATGAAATCATGGAAATGGCAGATGATATTGCTGATATGTTGAAGATTATTTCTAGAAAGCACAAATAATATTAATTAAGGGAGTGTGCTTATGAGTGAACGTAGAAAATAAACTTAATGATTTATTGAATGAATTTAAAACATCAAATGTAAAAGAAATTGCTGATCACTTGGATATATCTATCCAGCATCAAGATTTCAAAGCGAAAACTTTAGATTCAAGACTAATGATTGTTGATTCTAAAGGCTACATATTTGTAAGAAGTGATTTAGATTGTGCGTATGAGAATTTTTTAATAGCACACGAGTTAGGACACTATGTCCTGCATTTTGATAAGGACATCAGTTTTAATTTTCTTAGAAGAGTTTATAAGACACGATTAGAAAGAGAAGCAAATGAATTTGCTGTTAGATTACTGATGTACGAAGAATTACATAATATAAAAGATATTGAAAATATTGAATTTATTGTAAAAGAAAAAGGAATACCATTAAAGGTTTGGTATTCGTTAAAAGATAATATTTAGGAGGAAATATAAAATGAAAATTAAAAAAATTGCAATAACATCACTTGTGACAAGTTTTCTTTTAGTTGGCTGTGGAGGAAAGACAGCAGATGATGTTGTTCAACTATCCAAGAAAAAATATAAAGCCGATGAATTAGGAACAGTAGAAATTAAAGGTAAATTAGATACCGACGGCAATAGTACGATGACTTTACAAGCTAAAAGTGATAACTATACTATCAATGATCAAAAATTCAATTTAGATGGTGATAAATTCACTTTAAAAATTGAGTTTGGAGATGACACTAATCAATCAGATGCTAACGTAACTCTATACACTCAAGGAACCACTGATAAATACGAAAAAGAAATCAAAGTCAATCTAAAAGATCATATTGATTACGTTTATAAAAAAGACGAAGAAGAAAAGAAAGAATCAGCTCAAAAACAGATAATTAAGAATGAAAGAAACGAATTATATTCCTATGAAGGAAAGATGTTGACCGAACTTCTTCCAAAAATTAAAGAACTAGGATACACTGCAACATTCGCTTATCAAACTAATCATTATAGTTGTACCGATGAAGTTAATAAAGGAGACGATGAATGGCTTTCAGGCTGGAAAGTTACTGATATTTATTTTGGCAATAAAAACAAAAAGGCAATAAATGTCTATATAAAAGCGGTTTAGAAAAATGAATAATTCAATCAAGAAAGCTAAGAAATAGTTTTTCTCATCATTATACCCATTAATAATAGATTCCAGAAAAACAGACTTAATGATTTTAATTCATATGCTATACAAATAAAACACAAACTTAAAACATACCATTCAGGTTTCATAGTAATAAATTTTAAGTATGCTTTTATAGCATATTTAAAAATATCTTTTATAAATTTAACATTTTTCATACTTATATCACCTTTCTTTGATATAAATATAACTAATATATGATATCAATTCAAACTATAACAAATAAGAAAAGAGGAAAAATAAATGAAAAAAATATTGAAGCAAATGTTAGCACTATGTTTTACATTATCACTAATAGGATGTTCACAATCTTCAAGTGAAGTAATTGAATTATCTAAAAATAAATATAAAGCCGATTCAAATGGATATGTTTCTATCAAAGGAAAACTTATAGAGAACGACTTAATTTTAAACGTAAAAGATGATGATGACTTACTAGAAACTCAAAGTTGTGATGTACAAGATAATGGCAAATTTACCATTTCATTAAAATTCAATGAAATCATCAACAACGATACCCCAGAAGTTACTATTTATACAACTTATGAAGGTGAAGAATATAGAAAAAAAGTTAAGGTAAACATAAAAGACTATATCGATTCTATTTATCAAAAAGATGAAGAAGAAAAAAAAGAACAAGAACAACTTGAAAATGAGAAAAGTGATTTAGAATCATACAAAGATAAAACGGTCACAGAATTCAGAACAAGAGCTAAAGAATTAGGATATTCTGTGCAATACATATATCAACCAACTCAAAAAGACTACACTGATTATGTAAATGAAAGTACTGATGAATTTATGTCAAGCTGGGTAGTTGTTGATCTTTATATTAATACCAAAAAGAAAGATATAACAGTTTATGTCAAAGGAATATAAAAATATTGTTGTGAAGAAAACCAACCATGACAATAATTTAGATTTTCTCTATGATAACCATCCTGAATTGTTAGATGATTATATAGATGTCTATGAAAATTCTATATTTGCTGTTGATCATGAAATATCTCCTGAAGATATGGCTGATATCATGCAAATGATAGAAGCTTTCAAGACAGATAAGTTTAGAAGTTTAAATTAGATATTACGCCTGTTTTTCCGTTATGGGCGTTTTATTATACAAAATATGAGAGGAGTCGTGATATATGATCAGAAAAAGACCTGCAAAAAAAGCAAAAAACGGATATACTTATCAAGTTTATTTTTATTACAGAGACATATTTGACAAAAGAAAGTATTATTCTAAAAGTGGGTTTTTAACAAAAAAAGAGGCACAGATACATGAAGCACAAATGAAAGCTGAGCTTGAAGAGAATGGTTCAATAAATACAAACCGAAATTTAACATTTACCGATGTTTACAACGAGTTTTTAGAAGCCGAGGAGCAATTATACTCTCCTAACACTATCAGCTGCTATAAAATGAAATATAGAAAGTATTTAAAAAATGATATAGGCAATATGAAAATAATGCACATATGCGATTATGAATTTCTTCAATCATATTTGAATTCTTATAGTCATTTATCTCAATCAAATTTAAAATCATTAAAAGCTACTATTTTCAACGTTCTACGTTTTGCAATAAAAAAGAGATATACTTACCCTATCGACCTTTCTTTGATAAAAGCAAACGGTGTAAGAAGCAAAACCAAAGAGAGGGTAATTATATCCTACGAGCTATTTTTAAAAGCGTACAACGAATTAAAGCCATTTCAGGCAATACTTATTGCTATAGGCTACTATACTGGTATGCGAATTGCAGAAATAACCGCTCTAACATGGGACGATATTGATTTTGAAAATAATCTTATAGATATAAATAAACAACTGACTTATTTATCAAGAACAGTTAAAAACTATGAGGTTCGAGAAATACTAAAAACTTCTAAATCAAGAAGTACAATTCCCCTAGCAGAGCCTTTAAAAATACTTTTATTAAATTATAAAGAAAAATATCCATATAATCCAATATGTTCAAACAAAGGAAAATATTTTGATATTTTAAATTTTGATAGGAGACTAAAAAGGAAATACGGTTTCACATATCATGATTTAAGACATACTTTTACAACTAATGTAATTTCAAAGGGAACTGATATTAAAATTGCTCAAGAATTATTGAGACATGAAAACTACAACATAACATTATCTCTTTATACTCATATTGATGACAACTCAAAATTAGGTGCTGTAAATGATGTTTTCAATATAAAAGATGTCAAAAATATGCCAAAAATGAAAAATCTTAATTAA